TTTTGGAATAATCAAAAAGAAACAATGTTAAATTGGAGAGCAAAAGATTTGTCGCCTGAACAGTTTGGGAATATTCTTAAACAAACTATTTGTAAAAAGAAAAGTAAATCAGCAGAATTAAATTTAACTAATCCTGTTAATGAAACTAAGATGAATTATTTACTTGATAGGTTTGAAAAAGAAACACCTGATCTAGGTAAAACTATGTGGGCAGGCTATAATGCTCTAACACATTGGGCAACGCATACTGATGAAACTATCGAAAAGGAAATCGATAATAAATTAGTTAAGATAAGATCAGGTAAAAGTACTGCTGATGTTCCAAGCGTTCAACGAACACGTAATGACGAAGTAAGACAAGTTATTGAGTGTGAAAGTTGGAAAGAGTTAGAGATCGCTTAATGAATGATGGTTTAGAACTCGCTTATGTCGTTTACAGAACAGTTGTTGTTATACTGTTCTGTTTAATTATTTACGCAATTATTCAATGGTAAATGAAAGGAAAACTTATGAAAACATTAACAGACATTGATACACAAATAGACGCACTTAGAGAAGTATCAAATAATGCGTTAACCAAACACGGCTTTAGCCGTAGCCGTCAAAGGCTTTTTGACTTGTCAAATACTCTATTTAAATCTTGGCAAGATTACAAAGTTGTACATGGCAAGACATATTACAAAGAACTTACATTGTTTGTTGTTAGTCGTTCAGCTTTAGGTTTACGCTATAGATCAATTATTAAAAGATCAGGTTTGCATCCTGTTACCGTTCATGATTGTTTGAGTGAATTAATAAAGGATGGATTAGTAGTAAAAAAATTAAATGATGATAAGCTTATTTATCGTGCAAAAAAATAACTTGCATTAAATAAAAATATCATTTTATAATCAGGCTAGGTTAGAAATTAATCTAGCCTTTTTACGTTTATGAAAGGATTTCTTAAAATGGAAACAAAAACGTATTTAATAAAAACTAAGTTTGACTATTCAACAAAAGAACTTGTTCAAGTTGATGGTAATAATTTAACTATTGAATTCAAAATAATGGATAAGTACGCATTAATTGAAATAGTTGGAAGATTAAAAGATCGAACAGTTGAGGAGTTTAAACATCAAATAATTTGTAATAAAAATCAGGTTATTCAAATGTTACCAAACGTTAATGATCAGGTTGAAAAGTTTGATCAGCGTATAAATGAAAATATTGATCGTGTGCATTTTGATCAGGTTTTTAAAAATGATTATCAGCTTGGTTTGCACGGTCAATTAGATTTATTTGAAGAGGTGCAATAATATGGCTTATTTTTTAAAAGAACTTTTGGATCTTTTCAAATGGATGTGTTGTGGTTTTACTCTTGCTTATTGCTTGGCATCTTATCACGGTTTGGATACAAGCTTTTCAAGTTTGTGGGGTTGATCATGGCTTATTATTTTAGTTGTAGAGAATGTGATAGTACTAGTTTATTTGATAACGGTGTTATTACTAAAGTTAATCCTATTGAAGATTACCACCTTTTACAAAATGTAAGGGGTGGTTATATTAATACAAACGAAAATGAAACCGTTATTTGTAAATCTTGCATATCCAAAAAGGTAAGATTAAAAGGTAATTATATAATAATATGAAAGGAAAAGTTATGAATAGTGAAAAGATATATATTGCTCGTGTAGATAATTTTAAAAGCTATCGATCAGGTAAAGCAGTAGCTAACCAATTTAAAATAACTTTAGAAAATGGTGATCGAATATTTCAAAGTTATGATTCTGTTATTGCTTTGATTACCAAACAAGGTGATGTTTTACTAGATCAAAGGTGTTGGAATTATAGTAATACCACTTCAAGGTATAGGAAGCAGTTTTTAAACGAAACCACTATTGAAACAAAGCGTAAAATAGATAATAAAACTTATTTGTTAACTGATCTTAATAGTGATATGAATAAATATAGATAAATAAACTTTAAAGGTTACCTCCCCAAAAGCACTTTAGATTAGTTTCTAAGGTGCTTTTTCTTTTTATAGCCTGATATATCCTTAAATGATTGTTTTGTTTACGTATTCGCCTTAAATGGTGTTTGGTTTATTGCTCGCAATAGTAACGTCAAAAGTAAACCTTTGAAGTAACTTGTATAATTAACTAAATGACAAATCGTCTTACGTGGCGTGTATGTGTGTGTGATGCATGCAATTATTATTGCTAAGTTATCTTGTTGGGTGTTGTCTTGTTTGCCTGTGGTCATGTGTTCTTGGAGAGGTCAGAATGTCAACAAAAATATACCTATTGCGTGTGCGTACGCATGGGTCACTGGGGGTGGGGTAGTATTGGCATGCAATGTCGCCATATTTTTACGGAAATGAGTTACTTGTACAGGTAACGGTGCATCCCTTTGGGATAGCGTAGTGGGAAGGAGGGGGGTATAGTGTATTTCCCCGGAGGTTCTACTCCGATTGTATCCATCTAATGCTATTCTGTCAATAAAATAATTATTTTTCTTGACGTATTCGTGCTAAGTACCTATTATAAAAGTAACAAAGTATCAATTAAAGCACATGCAACCAAACATATCGTATAACAACAGTGTATTTGGCTTTATTTGTTTGATCCTTTGTACAATTTAAGGAATATAACTCATGTTTGAAGCATTTGTACTTGTCTGTTTGCTTGGAAAGCCAACATTAGACGAGAACTGTGAGCAACTCGCAGACACACGAGGTCCATACATGACTCTTGACCAGTGTTTAGCACGAGTATACGAAATAAAACAGGAATTACACCTGTATCGACCCAATATGGAAGCACGAGCATATCGTTGTGATGAATTTACTCCCCAAACAGAAAAGCAAAGAACGTGAAATAAGTCCTCAACAGGAACAATTTCTCGAAGTACTCTTTGAAAACGGTGGAAACGTAACCGATGCAGCCCTCAAAGCAGGATATGCAAGAGGATCGGTCACGTGGCTACGTACATCTTTAGCAGATGAGATCATAAGACGTACACAAAGCATACTATCTATGAACGCATTTAAGGCGGCTACACGTCTTGTAACAACTATAGATAACCCAGTACCTGAAAGAGGAGACGACCTACGCTTCAGGGCTGCAGAATCGCTATTAAACAGGGTTGGTCTGGGAAAACAGGAAACAACCAACGTAAATGTACAGGCAGTACACGGAATTGTTCTGTTGCCACCCAAGAAAGACGTAACTATCGATGGAAATTGAGTGGTGGCAAGCACTCTTAGTAACAATGGTATCGATTAACACAACAATCAACCTCATTGTGTTCTTTAGAGGTAGAAAAGTATTCAAAAAAGCAAATGACAGATAATGCACCCAAACGTGGTCGCCCAAAGAAAGACCCTAACGCACCCAAACAAAGATACAACTACTCACACGCAGTCAAGGCACGTAAACAAACACAACGCAGACTTACTGAAGCCAAGAAACGAGCAACAAAGGTAACGAGACAAGCAGAAAGCAAAAGACGTTACGCACGTAAGCTCGAAGAAAAGATAACCAAAGTAGATAAGGCACTGAACAGCAATGAAACTACCGTCATCGATAAACAAGATTTACAAGAGTTGCCAGACGTTGTTGAGCAACTGGTGGATGGGCGTGAAATTATTTTTCAGCCAAACGAAGGACCTCAAGAAGAATTTCTTTCCTCAAGCGAAAGAGATGTTCTGTACGGTGGCTCGGCAGGTGGGGGAAAAAGCTTTGCACTTCTCGCAGACCCTCTTCGGTATTGTCACAATAGCAACCACCGTGGGCTTCTTCTTAGGCGTACTCTGGATGAGTTAACAGAACTTATCGACAAGTCACGACAACTCTACCCCAAAGCTTTCCCCGGTGCAAAGTTCCGGGAGTCAAAGTCAACGTGGCACTTTCCGTCAGGTGCAACAATATGGTTTACCTATCTTGACAAAGACAAAGACGTAACACGATTTCAGGGTCAGTCGTTTAACTGGATAGGCATAGATGAGATAACCCAATATCCCTCGCCTTACGTTTGGGATTATCTACGTTCACGACTTAGAGCAACTGACCCTGAACTACAAAAGCATCTGTACATGCGTTGTACAGCAAACCCCGGAGGAGTCGGAGGTTGGTGGGTCAAGAAGATGTACATCGATCCATCTCAACACAACTCGACTTTTCCTGCAATGGATATTGAAACAGGTAAACCTTTTGTGTGGCCGCAAGGACACGAAAAAGCAGGTGAGCCACTCTTTTATCGTAGGTTCATACCTGCACGCTTGACTGACAATCCGTACTTGTTGGCTGACGGACAATACGAAGCAATGCTAAGATCTCTACCTGAAGTTGAACGTAAACGACTTCTTGAAGGCGATTGGGAAGTAACGGAAGGTGCAGCCTTTCCTGAATTTAGTAGAGGTAAACATGTGGTTCCGAATTTTGACCTTCCACCGAACTTCCCAAGAATACGTGCCGCTGACTATGGGTATGCAAGTCCTTCTTGTGTCCTGTGGGGTGCTATTGACTGGGATAACAATATATGGGTTTATCGTGAACTGTACGTAAAACAGTTGACAGCAGAGCAACTGGCTGATAGAATACTACAAGTAGAACAAGAAGATCCGACTCCCCACTATACAGTACTCGATTCATCGTGTTGGAACAAGACAGGCTTTGGTCCTTCCATAGCAGAGACAATGATGAGATGTGGAGTGCGTTGGATGCCATCGGACAGAAACCGACTTCAAGGTAAAATGGAAATACATCGTAGGCTTGCCGATGACCCTCGAACAAACGAACCTAGAATACGAATATTTCCGAACTGTGTCAACCTCATCAAACAACTATCAGGTATACCTCTTAGCAAAACAAATGCAGAAGATGTGGACACAAAGGCAGAAGATCACGCATACGATGCACTGCGATATATGTTAATGACAAGGATGACAGGATATGTGTCGATTCATAAAACGCTTGGTGGCATTAAGAGTCAAGTCTTTCAGATGCAAGACCAAACATTTGGATATTAATAAATGGCAGAGATAACAAAAGACTCTACGCTTAGAGAAGTTTTACAATACTATGCTGATAAAAATAAAAGAAAAGATGCTTTTGTCACAGAGGGTGTAAAACTTTTTAAAGACATAGCTGACGAAAAAGGTTCTGCTGTAAAGCTATTTACACCTGATAAAACAGGAAAAACTTTATTAGCAAAAACACTCCCTAACATCCCTGAAGAAATTGGTCTTAAACAACCAATGCAAAATATTAGACAAGTTGGATTAATTCTAAAAGGAATTATTTCTCCTGATGACAAACTTTTAGAAACTTTACCTGACGCTTCTTCAAATTCAGAAAAAAATCTAAGAGTGTTTGGAATAGAAGAACCTGCAAAAGCAAAATCTCTTGTCACAATACGAGTTAACTCCGATACGATGAATGATTTTTTTAGTCAGATACATTCATTCAAAAAAGATAAAAAATCTGAAGCTATAGCTGACGCAGTATTATTTAATTTAAATACAGGCTTGCGACCTAATGCTGCAGCAGGATTAAAAGTTGGAGGAACTTATTTTCCTGAAAATGGTGCTATCTACATAGACGCAGAAACTAAAGGTGCAAAAGGTAGAAGAATAAATGTTCCGTTAAGTCCTCTTGCTGATTCTATATTACAAAAAAGAATAGCAGATAATAAAGTAAAAGATAATTATTTTTTTGTAAAACCAGATGGAAAACCTGTCACATCATCTGACATGACTTCACTTCTCAAAAAAATTAAAATAAAAGATTTTGTTTTTGATGCAAGTACAAATAAATACTATGATAGTCTAGCTCCTGAAGGTAAAGATGTACCCGGAAAAAGGGGATCAAGTTTACTAAGAAACATACATACTAAAATAGGACAAAAGGCAGGAATACCGTTTGAGAGAATAGCATACTTACAAGGTCGAAGTCTTGTATCAGCAGCACAAGGTTCAGTAGGAGAAATTGTAAGCTACGCTACTGATTTTCCGGGAGACATAGATCCTAAAGGTTTTGACGCACAAAAAGCAAATCAAATAAGTTCTATATTTGAACCATCTGTTAAAAAATTAAAATATAATTTGTCAGGCACACAAGCAAGAATAACATCTAATACAAAAGGATTTGAAAATTATTTTGACGCACCTGTGCTTGATGAGGTTGATGAATCTATTAAAATGAAAATGGGTGAAAACGATATCATACCAACGACACAAGAGATAAATAGCTTTGCAGATTTTACACAAGAAGAATTAGATGAGCTTGAAGCAGGAGGTATAACCTCTGCTAAAAAAGAAGCAGAAGGTATAAGAACACCTAAAAAATTAAAATCAATAGATCCAACTGCAATATTACTAGGTGGTGCAGCAGGAGCAGAAATCCTTAGTGATACTGGTGAGTTAGTTGGTGAAGAAGTTACACAGTCAACTATAGCTCAAACACTCGCAAAGACTGCACCAAAGTTGGCACAGACTACACTTGGAAAAGCTTTACCAGTGGCAGGTGCAGGATTGGTCTTTCCATCATCTCCTACAAACGTAGATGAAGTAGAGGGATTTGCAAGAAAAGATATTGATAGACGTTTTGCAGGCATAGACCAGATGGATACATCACAAGATAAACAAATATTTAGTGATGATCCTAGACTGCAGGGAACAACCGATATGTACGATCCGTCAGAATTACCAAAACGAGATGCTAAAGATTCATTAAGTGATGAAGCATACAGAAAAAGATTTCTAGCACAATCTAGAAAGAAAGCAAGTTCACAATTAAGTGGCTTTGCACAACGCTAATAAGGGAGACAATAATGGCACAACAGAACTTAAATCAGGGTGCAGCTTACATTATGGGTTCAGATAAGACATCAGTCAATGATGCAATGGGTTCAGATCAGCTACACAGAGAAGGTCTTGAATTTTCAACAGAAGTAACTCAAGATGTTCTACAGATGGACATGCCAAAGAAGCAAACAAAACCTACTGTTGAAGCTTCTTTATTTTCTATGGCTGAACAAAGAGACTACTAAAATTAGTTAGGAATATAGTATGGCTGATGAAAGTTTTCTTCAACCTGATGATGACACTCCTGTATCTATTGAAAATCCACAAGAGCAAATGCCCGGATTGGCAGGATATGTCAAATCTAAATTTGAAGATTCAGAGAACGGCAGACGTTCTCACGAACTAAAATGGTTACAGTCTTATAAAAACTTTAAAGGTATTTACGATTCTACAACTCAGTATCGTGACTCCGAGAGATCAAAAGTATTTATTAAGATAACTAAAACTAAAGTTCTTGCTGCGTATGGACAGATAGTGGACATACTTTTTAGTAACAAAAAGTTTCCACTTGTTGTAGAACCTACTCCTATGCCTGAAGGCATCGAGGAGTTTGCTCATATGAAAACTCCAGTAGACGAAGCTGAACAACCAGTTGATCCATTTGGTTTTGAGGGAGATGGCAGAGAGCTACCCCCCGGAGCTATGTCGGCTCGTGAACCACACAAGTTAGGAACGTACGGTAATGATTTTCCTGACATGTTGGCATCAGGACCTGCAAAGATGGGTGAGCCACAAGTTAAGCCTGCACAGAAGATGGCTATGAATATGGAGAAATGTATTCATGATCAACTTATGGACAGTAACGCAGTCAATGTATTTCGTAAAGCTATATTTGAATCAGCACTACTAGGAACAGGCATAGTCAAAGGTCCGTTAAACTTTTACAAACGTGTTCACAACTGGCAGATGAATCCTGATACTGGACAAAAAGAATACAGTCCGTATGAAAAGATAATGCCACGCATTGAATATGTATCTCTGTGGGATTTTCATCCTGATCCATCTGCAACAAGTATTGAAGATTGTGAGTACGTGATACAAAGACATCGTATGAATCGTCAACAACTTCGTGGTTTAATTAAGCGACCATACTTTGATGCGTCAGCTATTGAAGAGTGTCTCGCTAAAGGTCCTAACTACGAAGATAAATACTACGAAGATACTATTCGTGAAGATGATACCGAGCCTTATTACCAAGAGAACAGATACGAAGTTCTTGAGTATTGGGGAGTCATTGATAAAAAACTTGCAAATGAAGTTGGTATGGAAAATTCTAACGACATGTCAGAGTTTGATCAACTACAAGTCAATGTTTGGGTATGTGGTGGTATGGTTATCAGATGTGTAATGAATCCGTTTACACCTGCAAGAATACCATTTCAAGCTTTTCCATTTGAAATAGATCCCTATCAAATATGGGGTGTCGGTGTTGCAGAGAATATGGAATACTCACAAAAGTTAATGAACGGTCACTATCGTATGGCTATTGATAATTTAGCACTAGCAGGTAATCTTGTATTTGACGTAGACGAAGCAAGCTTAGTCCCCGGTCAAAACATGGATATATTTCCCGGTAAGATATTTAGACGACAATCAGGTGTAACAGGTACGGCAATCAACGGATTAAAGTTTCCAAACACAGCACCAGAGAACATACAGATGTATCAAATATCACGACAACTTGCTGATGAAGATACAGGTATACCATCAATATTACACGGACAAACAGGTGTAACAGGAACTGGTAGAACCGCTGCAGGACTATCCATGTTGATGGGTTCAGCA